GTAGGACGTGGCCGCGGTGCCGGTCTTCATGGTGATCGCCGCGTTGTCCGCCGGAGCCGCCGAAACGGTCTGGTAGGGACCGCTCGTGATGATCGCCGGCGAAATGTTCAGCGTGGCGTTACCGGAACCGTCGGAGTCCGCGTCGGCGGTAACGGTGAACTGCTGAAGCCGCCCGGTGGACTGCTTCGAAATCGGGTTCACCGAATAGACTCCGGCGATGGTGAGCACGTCGCCCGCCTTCACCAGATCGGTCACGCTGTTCGACCAGCCATCCGTCACCAGGGACTGCGAGTTGTGCGGCGTGTTGGCCTTCGCCGTCTCATAGGTGACGTTCTGGCTCGCGCCGTTGACCAGCGGCGTGCCGCCGAGCGCCCCCACGGTGTGCCGCGGGATGTGGACGCTCTCGTAGTTGTCGAACCCGCCGTAATAGCCGAAGTTCACCCGCTCGATGGCCGTGGTGGCCTTGGAGCGGTTGGCCTGAAGCGCCTTGAGGCTGTCGGCCAGATACGCCGCCGTCATGGGCGAGTGGACGGCGCAGCGGTCCATCTGCGGGACCGCCATATCCGTCATCTGCGCCCCGGCCTCGGCCAGCGACAGGAAGGTCTGCGGGCGCGTCCCAGGCGTGCCGGAATAGTTCCAGACGTAGGGATAGAGATTGGCGATCTCCGTCTCCACGCGGTCCCGCAGTTTGATGACCGCCGAGCGCAGGATCTGCTGAATGCGGCTCGACGTGATGTCGAGCGTCAGCTCCTGCGGGGTCAGCTCGAACTTGACCGTCTCGGTCTTGTCGATCTTGACCTCGACGTTCGCGTCCTCGATGTCCTCGTTATAGGAGGAAACGTCGAGATTGTCCGACTGCCCCTCGAAGCGGATCGGACGGCGCACGTTGATCGTATCGCCGACGCTGCCGGTGAACTCGCGGGAGTAGTCCACGTTCACCTTCTGGGCGAGAATGAGTTCGTTTTCCAGATGCATCAGGCCCTCTTTGGCGATGATGCTCGGGGTAAGAATGGCGTTCGCCATGGCTCAGGTCTCCGTCACGACCCCATCCGCCAGCGGCGGTAATCGTCATACGACATCTTTTCGGGGTCAGGCGTGGTGGGTCCGCCGCCTTCCGTGGCCGGCTTGACCGGCGGCGGGGCTTTCGAGGCGACCTTGCGCTGCGGACGCCGCGGCGTGGCGGCGAGACGGCCAAGCTCGATGGCGGCCGAGTAGGGGTCCAGGTCGGACAGTTCGCGCGCTAGATCGTGGTCCTTGCCGAGCGCATAGGCGACCCGCGGGCCGTCCTCTCCCATGCGCGCGATGGCGCCCGCCAGATCGTCGCTGATCGGGGCCTTGTAGGCGACTTCCTCGAAGTCGGGGGCCTCCCGCTTGAACGTCTCGACATGCGACAGGAAATCCTGCGCCGTCTCCTGTTCGATCTGCCGGGATGCCGTCTGCGCCGTCTCGCGGTCCTCTCGGGCACGCATGCGGCGAAAGCGGTATTCGTCGCGGGCCTCCTCGTAGGCCGCGTCGTCATCGAAATCCTCCGGACGTGGAGGCTTCTTCTCCGCCAGCTCCTTTTCAAGCTGGCGCGCGCGGGACTCGGCCTCGCGCTTCTGCCGGGTCAGCTCCGCAATGCGCTCTCGCGCGCTTCGGCGGGGCTTCCGTTTCGGCTTGTCGTCTTCGGCGTCTTCGGCTCCTTCGGCCTTGTCGCCGTCTTCGCCTTCCGTTTCGGCGGCGTTCGCGGTTTCGGCCTGATCGGCTTCATCCGCTTCTCCAGTCTCGTCCGTTTCGGACGCCTCGGCCTCGGACGCCTGCGCGTCTTCAGCCTCCGCCGCTTCCGCGGCGAGCTGGTTCTCGTCTGCCATGTCTGCCTCTTGAAAGCGCCTAAGCGTTTCCGACCTGACCCATGCGGATCGCGATCAGCTTGGCGAGATTGTCGAGAGCCTGGCCCTCGGTTTCCGCAGCCGTCTGCTGCGTCTCGGCGGAGGTGTGGCCCGTTTCCGCCGAAGTCTTCTGTGCGTCCGCCATGCCCTTGGCTGCGGCCGCCTCGTTCTTCATGGCTTCGGACAGCAGCTTGCGCAGTTCGATCTGAGCCGCCTGCTGCTGCATCGGGTCCGGCTCCTGCGGCCCCTGTATCGCCTGCTCCAGCCGCTCGGCCACCTCGTCGGAGCCGGGGAAGTCGAGGCTCTTGACCAGAATGTCCCCGGCGACGTTGGCAATCGACGGCATGGACCGGATCAGCTCGATCATCATCTGCGCCGTCTCTTCCTGCTTGGAGCGGTAGGACGGGCCGGTGGAGACGCGCACCTCGAAAGCCCCGGTCGAAAGCGCGTTGCGCTCCGTGCCGTCGGGCATGGTCTCGTTGATCCGATACGGCTTGGTATCGCCGTTCTCCTCCATGACCTGGATGGTGCGCTCGCTGTCATAGACGCGCGGAAGCATGTCGAGGATCGTCACCCCGACGCGCTCGACAGCATGCCGCAGGTTGTCGATATACAGGAACGTCCCGATGTCGCCTTCCTGCTGGCGCGCCAGGATCGCCCGACCGGAGGTTTCATTGCCCTGCGCGCCGAGGCTGGCGTCGTAGATGCCCGTAACGCCCTTCATGTCGTCTTCGGCCACCCCGGCCTCCTGCCACATGGAGCTAGGCGGCTCCGGCGCGGTCGCGCGCGTCGGCATGGCGTTCGGGGCGTCCTCGTCCGCGTTATAGAGCAGATACGGGAGCGGCTTGCGGTTCGCTTGGTCCCACATGCTTTTGAATGGGCCGATTTGGCTCGGGGTCGCCATGAACGGGGCCTTGGGGGCGAGCGCAACCATCTCCGCCGCGCTCGTGCGCCAATAGTTGTAGAGCCGCTGCGGGTCGCGCATCGGCCTGACGACACCCTGCCGAACCTTTTCCTCGCCGATGTATATCTCTTCGCCCATGACGGGGATGATCGGCAGGTAGCGGCTCGGGAACTCCACCTCGTCCTCAAGGTATTCACGGCCGCTCATGACGGAGCGCATGACCTTGTGGCGCTCGTATTCCCGCTCCGCGACGGGCTCGATGCCTCGCTCGGCCGCGCGCGCCATAACCTCGCGGACGTAATCCTCATCGTCATCGGTCACGTCCACGCGCGCGCCGTCGCTCATCAGCACCAACTTGCGCGTCTCCGGAACGCGGCGGAACATCTCCACCACGCGGATGTTCTCGCCCATCTCCCAGTAGCGCGAGGCATCCGCGCTCTCCCCGCGCTCCCAGTCGTCCCTGCTGGCCTTGGGGTATTTCTTCTCGAAGGCGCGCGGCGTCATGAGCCCCGTCACCATGCAGAACATCCCGTCTTCCTTGGTGAGCCGGCGCGCGTCCGGATCATAGACCACGGCAAGAGGGTCCTGGATCGTGGCGAGGCGGATTTCCTGGGTGAAAGGGTCGCGCTCGTCGTATTCCGTGAGGATGCGGATATGGCCGATGCCGCATGTGGCCGCGTTGTCGAGCGCGTTGATATAGACCCAGCGGCCGCGGCTGCGATGCTCAATGTGGCGGATCAGCCCCTCGCGGACTTCCGCCATCTCCCGCGTGTCTTCCTGGCTCTCCGCGTCGGTTGGGATGACCTTGATGCTCGGCGGGTTCTGGCGCGCGGCGCCAGTGATGCGCCGGACGAACTGCCCCGTGCGGTTGATGGTCAGGCAAGGGCGCTTATCCGCAAGCCGGTTCTGGCGCTCATCGTCCGGCCATTGCTCGCCGGCCCGGAATTTCAAATCCTCCACGGCCTCGTCGCGGTTCACCCTATCGGCTTCCACGGCGTTCTCGTAGAGTTCGCGCGCCTCGCGGTGGTCGATCATGCGCTCATCCATCCGTGCGGCGTGTTCGCGGGACTGTCCTTGAACTGGCTCACCCAGTCAGCTTTGTCCGCGCGCTTGGTCATCTTCGGGAACAGGTCGCTCATCGCCCAGACCAGCGCGTCCAGCCGGTCAGGGGATTTCTCGCCCTCGAAACCCGCATTCGTCATCAGGCACATCTGGTCTTCAAGCTCGGGGAAGCCGCCGACATGGCTGACGCGCCCTTGCTCGTAGAGCGCGGAAATCGGCTCGGCCCGGACGTGCTTGCCACGGCTGGCGCGGACCTCCGTGACCGGCACGTCCGGCGACACTGACCGGATCACACGCGCCACCATGTCGCCGCCGTTATTGACCTCCGCGATGATGCGGTCCGCCTCATGCTGCCGATATGCCGCTATGGCCCGCCGCGCCCAAGCTTCCGGCGTCCCTCGCGTCGAGTAGTCGCCCAGCACATAGCCGCGCCCGTCCTCGCCCATGGCTGCGGCGACGATGCCATGCTCGTCGGCGTCCTCTCCGCTGGTAACGGCCGGGTCGATTGCGACCACGACGCGCTGAAGCGCCGGAGCCTCGGTGACGCGCCATTCGTCCAGCATTCGCCGCGTCCAGAGCGCGCCGGGCGCATCGTCCAGAATGTCGCCGTCAAGCTCCTGCCTGCCGAGGCGAGTCCCTTCATACCGCTGCTTGATTTCGCTCAGGAACGGCGCGGCCAGATTGCTCGCGTTGTCCAGCGTGCGGCCTCTCGTCAGGACAACGCCCTCGCCGCGCGTCGCCCTGGCGACCAGATCGCGCACGATCTCTATGGGGCGCGGCGTGGTGGTGTAAAGCTGCCGCGGGTGAGAGCCGAGGCGCATCCCGAACTGGATCTGGTCGTAGGTCTCGCGGGCATACCGCCATTTCGCCAGCTCGTCGCCCCACGCCAGATCGTGCTGCGGCCCGCGAAGCTGATCCGGCTCGGTTGCGTTGAACAGCGTGGCGACCGCGCCGTTCGGCCATGTCAGGCGGCGCTTTGACGGCTCGTAGATCGGGCGAAAGTCCTTCGGGTGAACCCCAAGGATGCCGCTGTCTCCCTCCACCATCACGTCCCGAGCATCCGCCGCCGTTTCGGCCACCAAGGCGACGCGCCCCGCCTTGCCTTTTGCGAGCGGGGTAGAGCCGCTGACCATTTCTCGGACCCATTCGGAGCCGACGCGGGTCTTCCCCCAGCCGCGGCCTGCAAGGGCTAGCCAGACGCTCCAGTCGCCATCGGGCGCAATCTGATCCGGGCGAGCGTGGAAGCCGCGCCAGTCCCACATGAGCGCATCGGCTTCAGCGTCGGTGAGGCTGTCAAGGAATGCCTTGCGCTCAGCGACCGGCTTGCTTGCCAGCCGCTCAGCCGGGCTTCTCGGATCGCTCATTCAGGAACGCGGCCAGCTTGTCGCGGGGCGTCACGTCCTCGGTCTTGATCGGGCCGCCTTCGCTTCCGGTGTGCTCGGTGCGGTTGATGTCGGCCCACTGGGTGCGGCTTCGGTTCTTGAGGCCAAAGATTGCAGCGGTGGCGTTGCCGTCCCCGCCTTGAACGATATCGCGCAGCCTGTCTTCCCACCAGCGCGCCGCGCCAGCTTGGCCGTCCTTTATGGCCTGAGAAAATTCCGGGTGGACCTCAGCCCATTCGTAGATTGTGCGCTCGCTAACGCCGATTTCCCCCGCCAGACCGACAAGGCTGTAACCTTGCGGAAGGAACTCCCGCGCCACGTCGCAAAAAGCCGGGTCATATTTGGACGGGCGACCGGCCGGCATGGGATCAGTTGTCCGCAATTGCGAAGCGCGTGCCGTCCACGCGGACCATTAGCTCAAGCACGTTCTGGCCGATGTTGGAGCCGATTACCCAGTCGTAAGCGCTCGTCGCGTCCGGGGCGGCGGCGGCTTCGTCCTCTTCCACGGCGATCTTGACCGTGCCGCTGCCGTTGACCTGGATCGTCAGCACCTCGCCGGAATAGCCGGTGAAGGAAAGCGCGGTATTGCTGGCGGCGCTGCTGAATTGGTGCGTTGCGCGGGGCTTGGCGAAGTGCAGCGGCACAGACGACGCCTGACCGTTTCGGCCGGCCTGCCCGATTGTGGCATTGATTGCGACCATTTCGTCCTCTCAGTGCAGTCTTGCTATTCCGTCGAGCGTGTCGGCTAGAGCGCGGAGGCTTTGCGCTCCCACTCCCAGCAGCGCCTGCAATGCTCGGCCTCTCCGCGGAGCGCGAGGAATGCAGCATCCACGATTGCGACGAAGCGGCGCCATTCGAGGTTGCGACGAAGCGGCGCCATTCGAGGTCATGCGCCATGGTGCAAAGCATCACGCGATGCCCGGTCAGCGCCCAGCAGAGGGCGCGGGAGGCGGTGCAGAGCCACATGGCGAGCCCCAATGCAAAAGGCCCCGCCGGTTAGGGCAGGGCCTTGAACACACGAAACCGCAGTTTCCGGATATGACGTTATCGCACGCCGGGCAGGTGGTCAAGCGTCTTGTTTCGGCTTTCGCCCCGGCTTGATTGGCTCGGGCTTGCGCTCCCATTCGGCTCGGACGGCGGCCTCGTCCTCGGGCCTGATCCAGAGCCGGATGCGCTTGAGGCCCGCCGCGCGATAGCGGGCCTCGCTCTCTCGGCGGCGGTCAGGCATCAAATAAGCCCCAGCGCCTCAGCCCGATCATGGTCCATGTCGTCAACGTCGCCACAACAAATGCGCTCAGCCAGAATCCTCTTGGCAACGCCAGCCCGCCAGCGCGCATCGCTGCAAGGGCGGATGCTCTGCGCCGCAATGTCCATCAGGCTCGGGCTGCTCATCATGGGGGCAATTTCGGTAAAGTCGGTCATCTCGTCTCTCCCTTTCAGTCGTGGTGAGGGGGCCGTTAGGCCGCCCGATGCTTGAAATCGACGTAGACGAAAGAGCCGCACTCCTCGTCATGCGAGTCGCTGATCTTGAACGCCGGACGACCCTTGGCGCTGCTGAAGAATCCAGCAATCCTGTCCTTCAGGTCGGCCTTCATCTCCTCCGTCGAGAACGTCAGGCGGCCTTCACCCC